ACAACTGGATAGTGCAACAGCCTTCTAAGCTGTAGGTTGTGGGTTCGAGTCCCGCCCGGGGTACGCGTGTGAGGCGATAACAGCTCATACGTGTTTCATTCAATTACAGGGGGGCCGGTGAAACGTCACTGGCCCTTTTTCGCGCCCTTAGCTCAGTGGTTAGAGCAGATGACTCATAATCATCCGGTCGCTGGTTCAAGTCCAGCAGGGCGCACAAATCGATTCCAACATGAGAATGTCACCTTACATGTATGCAGGCTTGCATCACAACACACAAAGAATACTACGCTCAAAGTCCTGCTTCGATACGGGGGAGCTTGACATTATAGCTAGAGCTGTGTGTGCTGAGTGCAATGTATACTACGATGAATTTGTGGGACGTCCGAAGCATAACGCTTTATCGGACGCACGTAAAATATTCTACCATCTGTGTAGGATAAGACTGTACCGTTACACCTGTAAAAAACTTGGCGAATACACAGGTAAACGGGATCACTCCACAGTCACCAACGCAGTACAACGCTGCGATGAGCTGATGGAGGTTGATCCAATGTTCAAGGATTTATATGTCAAATGCTGGATAGCAGCAACACAACAACTAAAACGAAATGGTTATGAGTACCGAGGACAGCACTCAAGATTTAACAGAGTGCCAAAAGCTCCGAACTGAGATGGAGCTCATGAGAAAAGATCTCAGTGCACTAAAACGACAAATTGTAAGAGTAAATGTAAAAGTAGTAGAAAATGAAAGAGCGTTTCTGGGAGACACAGATAGACTCCGACATCGGACCTTTGGACATCAAGGTCAAGTATGAGGTTATACCTGGTCAACATGGGGACTATCACACTCCCACCATTCACCCCGAGGTATCCATAGTGGATATTGAGATTAAACCAGAGCAAGACTTTGATCCTGATGTAATCAAGTTTCTGGAAGAAGAGATAGAAGATGAAATATTCAACAATCAGTCCAGCGAAGATTAGATCAGCACGAAGAGCAATGAGAGAGATCAACAAGCAGAAAACCAAAGGCAAGGCAGTATCAAGAGATGGAGCACAGAAAGAGGCACTCAACAGCTGGGCCCGTAAAGGGTTTAAGGGCAGCATTATTGCTGCTACTGGCTTTGGGAAATCTCGTGTTGCCGTTCTCGCTATTGGTAATAGTCTTGATGAACTGGAGGATGATACTGCACGGTGTCTCGTCCTAGTACCCACGCAGCAGTTGCAAGACCAGTTCCCCAAAGAGTTTATCAAGTGGGGATTTGAGTCATATCTCGACCGCGTTGACTTCATGTGCTATCAATCAGCCCACAAGCTGGAGGACAAGCACTATCATGTAGTCGTGTGTGATGAGATACACCTTGGTCTGTCACCTGTGTATCGTGAGTTCTTCAATAAGAACACGTACAACAGACTACTGTGTCTAACTGCAACTGTACCTGAGAACCCTGAGTACCGAACTCAACTGGTCAACCTAGCTCCCGTATGCTACAAGATCACGTTGGATGAGGCAGTGCAGGCTGGGTATGTCGCAGAGTATCAGCTTGTGTGTATCGGACTTGAGCTCGACCCTGAAGAAAGGGAAGAGTATGACAAGCATCAGAAGATGTTCGTCAAGATGAAGATGGCACTGGGTGGTCACGATGCGTGGACCAAGGCTAGTGGTATTCTCGCCGGTACAATCAAGGGTAACCAAGGTGTAGCTGCACAGTATATGAATGCTGTGCGTGGTAGACGTAAGGTTATCCAAGAGGCTAGCGGTAAACTTAATGGTGCACGGAAGGTTGCTGACTTCTACGACAAGGAGAAGATCCTAACCTTCGGTGGTACAAACAAGTTCGCTGATGCTGTAGCTCTGAGATTGGGTGGTGATAGCTATCACTCAGGCAAGACAAAGAAGCAACGAGAGAACTTGATTGATAAGTTCAGGACTGGTGAGGTACGCATACTGTGCTCCACCAAGGCTCTGAATCAAGGCACTGACGTCCCTGACGTTGGTGTTGGTATCATTGTAGGCTTGGACAGCAAGTCCCTGCCTTTGATACAGCGCATGGGGCGTATCATTCGTAAAGACGGAGACAAGGTCGGTAAGATCTTTATCCTGTACGTAATCGATTCGCAGGAAGAGAAGTGGCTAAAAGATGCCACAAAAACAATAACTAACGTTCAAAAGGGTGAAGACCTAGAATACTATTTGAAATGAAAAAGAGAAGAGCATACACAAAACACACAGATGCCACCGACAAAATGATCTACGATGGCATGGAGAGACGTGGTACCAACTCTCAAACTTCTGCAGCCAACAAGCTGAAGCAGGAGATATTTAGAAAAACTGGATTTAAGATGACCACCAGCTCAATCCAGAATAGGTACTACTCGCTGCGTAAAGAGCGTCAGCAAGGCACTCAGACTGATATGGATGTACGTGGTTACCTCATTGAGTTGTTGACCAACAGAGACCACATCACTCTGGAGATTCAAGGGCGCAAGGTAACAGCAGTGTTTAAATAATTGGTATGATTGTAGAGATCAACACAGAAACTCTCAAAGAATTTGGGATAACCGCTGATGATTTCTTATATTTGTATCTCTTGCATGCCACAAGTTATGATTGTCTAGAAGAGTTATCTCTTAATCCAGACACCGAATCCCTGCAAACCAAGGGCCTACTTAAGTTGGGGGAGGAGCTGCGAGACCACACAGTACGACAAGGATTCATGGATATGATCCATGGCTCATTTGATCAGATGTGGTCCGAGCTTCTCTCCCACTTTCCTCTCAAGGTTTACAATCAAGGGCATATGCGGGTGTTGAGGGCTAAGGATGCCAACGCTAGAGCAAACGCCAAGGCCAAGCTGAAGTACGAAAAGATTGTTGGGACTGACACGCAAAAGCACAAGTTCATTATCAAGTGTTTGATCAATGAGCTCGAGCTACGCAAGTCGACCAATACTCTTGGCTACATGCAGCAGCTACAGACCTGGGTGAATAACTACACATGGGAGAAGTATGAAGATGTAGAAGATGAGCAAACCTCCCGAGGGCGCATCACGCGCAAACTATGAGATAACGGACATACCCCAGCTCCGTCACATTTCAAAGTCAGTTGAACGATCTATCATGGATGTCCAGAAGGGCATACGTGGTAACAGGTTGGTGTATCCCACTAACTGGGCGAGGCTGAACAAGAATCTGATGGGTGGGCTACAACCTGGCAAGATGTATGTCATTGCTGGGCGTCCTGGTGTAGGTAAATCTGCGTTCTCAAACCAGTTGATCTTTGATCTTCTGGACAGGAACACAGACAAAGAGATAGTTGTACTCTATTGGAGCTTTGAGATGCCGGGTGAGCAGCAGATACTGCGTGCTGGCTCGAAGGATACAAAGCTGCAGACGTTCGAGCTGTTGTCAGTTGACGCTAAGCTGACACAGGACAAGTACAACTTGTATGTACAAGCAGTACAGAAGTACAAGAATTACCCTATTTACTTCTGTTCTATCCCGCAGGACATGGAGAAGGTGAAGAACATCAACGAACAGGTGTTCCACCGCTACCCATCCGCAACAATCGTCAATCTGATTGATCACTCTCGACTGGTGCTCGGTAATGCTGAGACAGAACTACAACGACTGAACGTTCTGTCAAAGGCATGTATGTGGATGCAGGCTCGTATGACCTGCGTAAACATTCTATTGTCACAGCTGAACCGTAACATCGAACAGGAGTATCGTGCCAAGCAACAGTATCAGCCTTTGCTGACTGACTTGTTTGGTGGTGACTCTATCGGTCAGGATGCACACGTAGTAATGATGCTACAGCGTCCGTATGACTTGTATGGTATCACCGACAAGTATTGTGGTGAGGACCCTGTGGGTCTCATGGCAGTACACATCGAGAAGAACCGTGATGGTTTGCTCGGTATGATACCTTTTGAAACAGATTTATCAACATTCACAATCAATGAGCGAACTAACACTTCCCAAACAGGTGGTTAAAGCTGCCCGCAAATCACCTAAGAACATGATCATCTATGGTCCACCGAAGATCGGTAAGACCACTGCTCTCTCACAGCTTGAGGATTGTCTCATCATTGACCTTGAGGACGGGTCAGACATGGTGGACGCACTCAAGATCAAAGTCAACAACCTCGCTGAGTTGGCACAAGTGGGTAAAGCAATTATAAGCGAGGGAAAGCCGTACAAGTACATTGCCATCGACACGGTTACTCAACTGGAGGTATGGTGCGAACAGGACGCTAAGGCCATGTATCGTGCTACCCCCATGGGTAAGAACTTCGACAAGGACAACAAGGGGTTGTCTGTGCTCACACTGCCCAATGGCGCAGGCTACAACTACTTGCGACAGTCTTTCCAAAAATGGTTCCGTAACCTCAACAAGCTGGCTGACCACGTCATCTTCGTGGGTCACTTGAAGGACAAGTATCTCACGAAGAACGGCAAAGAGGTCAAGGCTAATGACCTGTCCTTGACTGGCAAGCTGCGTGAGATTGCATGTGCAAACTCTGACGCTATTGGCTATGTGTACAGAGGTGAGGGACAAACCAGAATCTCTTTTGATTCTACTAACGACGACACAGCTGGCTCCCGCTGTGAACATCTACGAGGACTAGATGGTGAACTTGATTGGAGCAAAATTTTCATCGATTAAACACAACGACATGTCTTTTGACGCAAGAGTAGACGCTACCCCTGAGGTAGCACAGGAAGAAACACCACAGGTGTTGACAATCTCTCAGCTCGTTAGCCACATCAAGGATGATGGTATGAGCCGTGACGAGATTCGTAAGAAGTATGGTATGACTATCGCTGAGGCGAAGGAGATCTTCTCCCACCCAAAGCTCAAAGGTATTCGTATCAAGAGACAACGAGTGATGCGCATTCAGCTCATCGACGACACCGCCCCACAACAAATGACACTGCAGCAGGGCATTGCAGAAGCAGGACCACACGAAGATAATCAAGACGAAATCCAAGACTAATGGCTATTGCATCTAACGATTCCAGCGTAGAAGTTGGAGGTGGGGGTATACCCCTGTACTGTGGCGTTGCTACAGTAAACGTCATTGCTGTGAACCCTACACTCGGTGAGCTGCACGCACTCGGCATCAATGTCAAGAGCGAGCAGAACTACACTGGGATAATAATGGGCGAGCGTGTTCTCAACAAGCTGACCTTCTGGGTCAACAACAAGGAACATGAGTTCACCACACGCTTTGACATTCTTGTTCAACCTGAAGAGCGTCCCGAGTCTCGCACTGGGAAGTTCCAATGGATCAACAAGTTTGGTCAGACTGCGTGGGGTAAAGAGAACCCATCGTCTATGTACGAGTGGTTCAAGAACGAGGGTGTCCGTCGCTCCTATGTGGGTGAGGAGATGCTTATCGACTTCATGCGTGCATGGGCTAACGTCGGTCGTGATGGTGAGTGTGCCATCGATGACATCAAGGCGGTGACCAGCGGTAATGTAACTGAGCTCAAGCAGTATGTCACTGCGCTCAAGGACAACCGTCTGCGTCTCTTGATGGGCGTCAAGGATGACAAGTACCAGACTGTGTACACCAAGCACTTTGGTCGTGAGAAGCCACGTCGTGATGACTTGTTCGTCAAGGCACTCAACGAGGACTATGGCGACTTCCGTGCTGACTACGATCCCAATGATCTGACGCTCAAGCGTTACGAGCCTGGTGTTGTTCAGCCCACTGAGGTTGCTAGTGCTGAAGCACCAGCAGCTGACGTGTCTGCTGATTGGTTGTAAGTTAAAAGGGCTGGGCTATCTTTATAGTCCGGCCCTACACTTACCATGATCCAAGCACGTAATAGTAACGAGTACCTGAGCAAAGAGAACCTACTGAACAAAGTATCTGAGTACCAGATATTCAAATACTTTTGTAGGAACTTCAAGGAGTTGAATACCAAGTTCCGCAGTGATCTACGAGAGGACAAGTCACCCACAGTTAGCATAGCCCTGATCGGTCAGAGCTTACGCTACAAAGACTTTGGTTACCCTGACCACTCGTTTAACTGCTTCGATTACGTGGCATACAAATACAATACAGATTTCTATGGAGCACTTATACACATTGATAGCTGCTTTGGGTTGGGTCTGCATACTGGTGTACGTGTTAAAGGGCTTGTACCACAGGTGGCAGAACCAATACTCAGAGAAAAGAAACGGTCGGAGATACAAGTAAGGGTAAGGGATTGGGATAGCAGAGATGCAGCCTACTGGAAGCAGTTTGGCATCAGTAAAAAATTATTGCGTATCTTTGATGTTCAACCCATTACACACTACTGGATCAATGAACAACGTTTTTCGTGTGATAGTATCAGCTATCGTTACCGCTTTGACTGCGGTTATAAGATTTACCGTCCGCTTGAAAGAGATTTTAAATGGAGTTCTAACGTGGGGATGGAATGTCTGCAAGGCTATCGGCAGCTACCTGAACGTGGTAAGACTCTGGTTCTCACAAGCTCGCTCAAGGATATCATGTGCTTGGCGGTGCTTGACTACCCATCCATTGCTTTACAATCAGAAATGCTTGTGCCAGGGCAAGGCACCATCGAAGAGGCGCAAGCGCGCTTCGAAGAAGTGATTGTCCTGTATGACAACGACTTTGACAACCCTCGTAACCCTGGCCAGACAATGGCCGTTAAGATCTGCGAGAAGTATGGACTTGACAATATAGTCATACCTTCGTATTATAGATCAAAGGATATCTCTGATCTAATAAAGGATCACGGGTTACAAGAAGCAAAGCATGTCATCACGAGGAAAGAGAACAGGCGCACGTACATCAAGAAAAAAAGTACGGAACGCCAAGAGTAAAGAAGTAGACGGTATTAAGTTTAGATCCCAGCTTGAAGCTCACTGCTACAGGCAACTCAGGGATGCTGGTATCAAGTCAGACTATGAGAAGAAGAAGTATGTTCTCATGGAAGGCTTTCACTACAGCAACGAGTCCTATGAGGACAATGGCAAGACAGGGTATCAGGACAAACAGAAGTACAAAGTCCGTGATATCACATACACTCCTGACTTCGTAGACCCCAATGGTAAATGGGTCATCGAGTGTAAAGGCTACGCAAATGAACGCTTCCCGCTCAAGTGGAAGATGTTCAAGAAACTGTTGATGGAACAAGAGGACCCTCCCGTGTTGTTTGTGCCTCGCAACCAGAAGCAGAACATAGAAACAGTAAACAAAATTCTAGAACTGATAGCCCCTACTAAATAGGGGCTATTTTATTATGAGCATCAAGACAATTGGTAAGGCAGTGCAGAGTAACTCGGCTGGCTTACAGAAGCGGATCAACAAGTCCGCTGAGAAACTTGTCTTTGACGTTCTTCAATCCTCACAATACTCTACACCTATCGCTTCAACCGTCCGTGAGCTGGTAACTAATGCCTGCGATTCACAACGTGAGAAAGAGATTGCGTTGGAGATATTGTCTGGCAAGAAGAAGGTTGAAGACTACTACATCACAAGGCATGAAGACGAATACAAAGACTCGAACTTCGACAGGACTTACTATGATTCTGAGTATCTTAGCGATAGTAACAACAGAGTTACAGTTAGATACAAAGAGAATGACGGTACTGGCTATTGTGATGTTTTTAGTGTTACTGACTACGGCGTGGGTATCGGCGAGTCGAGACTCGAAGGCTACCTCGAACTGGGATTCTCAACTAAGAGGAACACAGCAGAAAACTTCGGAGCCTTTGGACTAGGAGCTAAGGTCCCGCTCTCGACAGGCGTCGACTTCTACACTGTAGAGACAGCACACAACGGTAAGCTGTTCAAGATGAACTGCTATGCCTACAAGACGGACTTCCTGATTGGGAAGTTCCAGGCCGATGGTCACATTACATTCAGTGATGGGACACAGGTCAACTACATAAGTACAAACGAACCCAACTTCACCAAGATATCCTTCGGTGTCAAGCGGCACAACCGCACAAAGTTTGTAGATGCAGTACAGGATCAGCTGAACTACATCGACAACGTTGACATGAAGTATGTCTATGAAGATGGTAATGAGATGGATAGGAGTGTTCGGAGTGATGTCCTCTACACCTCCGACAACCTGATCATCTCAGATACTTGGGCTTGGAGAAGGCCCCACATTGTCATGGTTAAATCCCAAGGAGCCACTACGGGAATCAACTATGGTTTTGTGGACTTCCGTGAGCTCGAGATGGAGCAGCTATGGGGTGCAGTGGGCATCAAATGTCCAGCACGTCAGGCTTATCTAGATGATGAGGGTAATGAAGTCGTCATTCAGGATGGCGTCGAAGTTACTCCATCGCGTGAGAAAGTAATATGGAACGAGCACACCAAGAGATACATTCAAGGCGCTATTGAGAGGGCAGCTCAAGACGCAGCGAATGTGATTGGTGAGCAATTAGACGAAGATGATTTTCTTACCTGGGTTAAGAAGTGCAGTGAGGTGATCTACAAGAACACCGGTAACGACAGTGTGCTTCGACAGCTGGGTGAGATGGTAGACAGAGAAAGTATCAAACCTAGGTTTGGTGATACGGACATAACCTTTGCCGCCCCTGGTGGTATCCTGAAAGGTTTCAAGGTTCGTAACGTCAGCAAAGGTTACAAGGACGGCAAAATTCAAGTAATCAGGGAAGACGTAGGTTGGGGCCAGGTCAACTGGGACAACCTATACTTCGTCAAAGGCAACCCTTCCGCGCGTAAGGACCGATACCTTATGCAGAATGGAACCCTTACTCTCATTACAGAACATCAGATGACTAACCTGATGAATGACCCTAAGGTGCAAGCAAAGATTGACTCCATCAATCTCCATCGTGTATCTAATTGGGAACTCATCAAGGACTGTCCTCTCTTGAAGTTCGACTATGACGAGATAGAAGTCCCTGCTGATTTTGACGAATCACTATCTAAAGTTGAGGAACAAGAAGAACTGAGAAACAGATACCGCTACATGACACCAGAGGAACGCCGTAGCCTAGCTAACGAGGTCGTCCTTTACACCTTGCGACGTCCGCACGCTGGTGATAAGAGGTGGTGTAATGACATTTCAGACTGGACATGGGACAAGGTTGAAGCACCACTGCAGTTGATTCAGGACACTGACATAGAAACGTACTATGGCACCAGTGAAGATGAAGCTATGCTGAAGTTGGCTGCTAC